GGATCCATTTATTGTCGAACTCACCGATTTGAGCAATCGTAACGGTATCGCTATCTTTATAGCGTTCCCATTTAGAACCATTTTTATTGCTACTAGAATCATAAGCCNGGATCCATTTATTGTCGAACTCACCAATTTGAGCAATCGTAACGGTATCACTATCTTTATAGCGCTCCCATTTAGAACCATTTTTATTACTACTAGAGTCATAAGCTTTCGTTAAAAAAGCTTGATAATTTTGAACGGCTTCACCGTATGTAACTTGTTTTACGTCGGTTGCATATACAATAGACCAGTGATGAACTTCTGGTGCATCGTAGAATAAGAAACGGAAGCCCATATCATAATCGAGGCTTCTGTTTTCGTCTTTTACTTTATTGGCATCGAGAACATCTTCTGTCGCTTTTTTATTGCCGGCTAACCATGCTCTCATGTTTTGTTGACCAACACATAAATATTCTAATAGTTCTGGATCTTTTACTTCTGCTTTTCTTAGGTCGGCATATAAAGTATCGCCATCGACAAAACCAGCATGTAAATCTTCATCTGTAATTCTGAAAGCAGATGGAGGAAGGCTGACCATAGCCAGCCCTCTCAATCTATCGATACCGGTATTTTCTAATGGAGGATTTTCTTTATAGAACAAAGCCTGTTCTTTTGAATCGCCCATCTTCTTAGCGAGCTCTTCATAAATTCTCATGTCGACTGCGCCTTCTTCAAAGTCGGCCAATTCAGGTAGACTCATTTGAGTATCTCGAACCATCTGATCGAGTTCTTCTTTTGATCCTTCAGTCGGATTATTAGGAGTATCTTCCTGTTTTGTTTCGACTTGATCAGAAGCCTTCTTGCCGACTTTTTGACCTAAATGTTGAGTCGCATAGTTGACACCTGGCTTTTTATCTTCCGCCATAGAATTTCCTTTCATTTATAATACACTATCTAAATAATTGCTAATGTCGTTAGCATTCATATCTTCATATTTAGATGTAACTCTTGTCGTAACAGTTGCACTACCGCCAGAACCAACAATGTTTGGCATAGCATTTAATGCAGCAACTGCAGCTTGTGGATCTTGACTTGTCGAAGTTGCTACATTGATTATATAACCACCGTTAGCAGCACCTTTCTGAGGTTGAACTAAACGAACTGATGTATTGGAATTATTAATTTGCTGAGCCGGAGTATTATCGACATCCGGAATCGGAGAAGCCGATCCATAGCCAGCAACAAGAATCGAAGAACCTAAAGCAGCCATTGCGCCTAAAACCGATTTGCTTCGTGCTTTACGAACAATATCCATAGCTTTAACTTCGCCACTTCTTAATTTAGCCATACGTTCAGCAACACCGGAACCAATTAAAGACTCGTTCATTTTAACGGCTTGAATTTGCTCTTCAGGATTGTTTACGATAGGCGCCATATTATTTAAAGCAGCGTTATTTATAATCGCTTCTTGAGAGGCACTATGTGCATCTGTCGCACTTCTAAACGTAGCATGTCGATCGCCAGTAACACTTACACCAAGATCTAATTGAGACATCGTAAAATTAAGATTTAATTTATTTTTCTCCATGTAAGAAGCAGTTGTCTCAAACATATTAGATATGTGTTGTTTATATTGTTGACGAACATATTCATCGGCAGCACCTTGAATCTCTTCAGCACTTCTGCCTTGTAGCCCACTGTTCGCAATAAAGTCAGAGTTATTAGCAACGGCATCGACCATTGTCGATAAGGATTCTTGTTTACGTTTCATTTCAGACCATATAGCTTTATTATATGTATCGTCTGTAACGAGTTTACCTATGTTACGAATATCTTCAGCTGTTTGACCATGTCTTGTTAAATCGGTGAATACATCGGCAAACTGATTCATTATATCGGCAGTCGCACTACCTGCATTTTTCGCCGATAAACGAGCTTCTTGGACACCGATAGCTACAGTAGAAGCTGTATGCCCTAATCGCATTCCGCCAGAATATTGAGTCATAAACTCTTCATTAAATCCGACGTCGTTAACTACTTTTTGTAAATTCTTTAACGGGTTATATGTTTCACCAGCATAGCTTGAAGCTTTTTGAGTTTTGGCAAGAGTATTACCATCTGCACCTTCTATTGTAACATCACTTACAGTTTTTGTCGATGGATCATAACTTCTTCTTGCTGTTTCTTGGAACGTTACAGCGCTATTATCCATAGAGGATGCAAGTAATAAACTATCGTCGGTCATACCAGAATTAGTGATGATATCTTCGTTCATCTTAATTAATTTAATTTGGTCACCGTCATAGTCGAGGCCTTTACCTTTAGCCATAAGTTGATTAGTTCTTACTTCATTCTCGGCAAGACCTTTATTTAAATAAAGTTTGCCGAAGTCGACTGATGTAGGATAGTCGAATGGATAACGTCCGACGCCCATCGCCATACCTTCAGTTTCGAGTTGTTTAATCTTAGCAGCTCGACCTGCAGCATCTAAACCGTCGAATACGCCGAGTTTTTCAAAGACGTCGATAGAAGCTTCACCAAAGCTTGTACTTAAGCCGGCCTTTTGGGCCTCTTTAATCGTCATTCCGCCAACAAATTTTCTCGACGAAATAAAGTTTTCATCGAAGTCGAATACGTTTGTAGCAGCTGCTTGAATGCTTTCACCGAGATAAGCAGAACTTGTCGATTCTAATATATGGCCTTTACCTCTTAAGTTTTTAGTAACATTGTCACGCAAACTATTATAGGCTTCATCCATATTATTTTTTAATTTAGCTGCTTCTTCGGTATATTGAACGCCGTCCTGAACTTCCATTTCGGCAAGCTTTTGTGCCGAATCAAAAAACGATTTAACTTGTGCTCTCGTTTCTGGGCTATGAGCACTTTGCGGAATAAACATTTCATATTTTCTTCCGCCGATCGTTTCACTAAATTTACCTGATTTATATTCACCAGTTTTCTTATAGTGATTAATCATTTCATCGAGAGTAAGAGGCGCATCTATATCGTTAAGAGCTTTTCTAAATACTTCTCTTTCTTTATCGGTACCACGACTACCGGCAATGATATCGGCAAAATCTTTAGTATCGTCAGCCATGCGACCACCTTTATTGTTACGATAATCGGCAGCATGGTGAGATAATCGTTCAGCAAATTCTTCGACATAATCTTTAGTAGCTTTAATACCTTTTTCGTCGAATAAATCATATACGAATTTTTCTAATGAAGTGTCGGCAAAATCGTCAGCCTGAGCAAGTTTCTGACGAGACTTTCTGGCTGCACGAGAATAACGAGTTCCGTTCATTGCGGCATCAGATAATTTTTCACCGTAATTAATTTCGCCGGTTATGTTATCGTACACACCAGTTGCGGCTAAGGACTCTTGTAATGTTCCAGTCGGATCTATTACTTTTAATAATTCTTTAGCTGTTTTCGCACCGACTTTTAATTCTCTTACTTTCATTAACTCGTTTTGGTTAAATACAGCATGTTGTAATTCACCGATATAATCTTTTGAATACGCCGTAATTTGTTGAGCCGTCACTTTGCCAGAAACACCCATAGTTAATTTATCCACGTCGCTAAGTTTTTGTACGAGTTTTTCGTCTTGATCTTTAAGCATAATCTTAAAGATGTCACCAAGATTCTTACCGTCTTTTATTTCGTATACGCCATCAGTAAACATAATTCTATTTAATTTCTCATCAAAATAAATAGCACCTTTGTTAAATAATTCTATGGAACCAGACTCATTTAAATTATCGACGGCTTTTCTCATAAACGCACGTTTAACATCCATAGGCTCGTCGGCAATATTATCTAACCATTGTTGTGTTAAACCTACGATATCTTTACGTTTAACCATCTCTTGTTCACCTTGAATGATATCGATCGGTGATCCATGGTTAACGGTTTTAGCTAATGCATTAACGATAACATTACGTTCTATATTAATACGTTTTTTAATTGCACTATACGCTTCTTCTTTAGATGCATTTTGTGTTAAGCCGACTTCGAGCAGTAAACGTTTACGCATTTCTTTTAAATTCTGAGTTCGTTGGCCTTCATCGCCAGAATAATAATGGTAAGCAATTTCGTTAAGATCGCCAGATAAGAATTTAGCGATACCTTCTGTATTAAATTTCAATCCGACCATATTGCCAAAACCTGTTTCATTTAAAATTTTAGCAATATTCTTATCGACTTCACCTAAACCGAAACCTAATGTTTCTGTTGTTTGTTTAGCGTTGCCGACAAATAATTTACGAGCTGTATCTCTGAAGTTATGTAGCACCATTCTAGTATCGATGCCTTTAGATTTAAGCAAGTCAATCATACCTTTAATATCGTCAGGTTTATTTTCGACACTTAATTCTTGTAACATCTTTGATATCTTAGATTCAGAAACAATATTATTGTCGGCATCGACGAAATGAATTCGACCAAATAAATCACTCTTAGCCGTTTTAGATGTTGCACCAGAGAACTCTGTATCCATCGAAGTCTCGACAATATCTTGGCCTCGCAAGAATACTGCATCAGATACTTCTTTTAATTCGAATTTGCCGTCGGCATTTATTTTAATCGGAACATAACGTTCAATAAATTCTTTGCTAATATCTTTATTGCCAGCTAGGTTAATGGCTTCACCGCCATGTAATCCATAAGTAGCTTGGCCTAATGCATCGGCTAACTCCGGAGAAATTTTAGCAGAACCTTCAATACCAGATTTTAAAGCTCGAGAATATTCTCCATATAATTTATCGACTTCGTTAGAACTTAAAGTACGATGATACTCGTTTTCGATACTCGTTACGATTTCATTGAAAGACTTATCAATGATTTCTTGTCCTTCTTTATCATGTTGTAACAATAAAGTATTCGTATTTAGTACAGCTTTGTTTGTATCGGCTTTAGTAGATCCTATCCAAGATTTATCGGTATAATAACGAGCAGGATCGTCACCATGATCAAGAGCAACTTGTTCGACGCCTTCTCTTAATAATGTTCGAGATTGACCAGAAGATTGTTGATAACTACGTTCATTGCCAGGGCTAATAGCAGAAGCATTTGTCGCGGTATCATATCGCTTAGCACCTTTAAGTACTTTAGCGTAATGATTTGTTTCGCTCTTAGTAATATTTTGTTCTTCATATTCTGTATCAGATAGAATAGAATATTCACTACCAGAATATCGAGTACTTGTTTTTAATGTGCCGTCATCGTTAAGAATGATTTTACCGTTGTCGTCATATTTAAAATCATAAGTATCGACGCCGACAAAATTCTTTTCGATAAATGACTCATCGTGAAGTACTGCATTTAATCCTTTAGACGGATCTTTAGGGTTAAGCAATGCATTAATTGCATTCTGGGATTTACTAGACGGAGCCATATCTTTAAATAAATCTCCGGTCTTACCATCCCATGCTGGATTAATTGTCTTAAAGAAATTAATTACGTCGTCTCGGCCAGCGCCATGTTCAACAATGCCCATTTTAACAAAATGGTCGACAGTTAATACGTTAGTGTTAAATAACTCAGGAAGAGATCTCATGATCTCTGCTTTATGGTCGATAAGATTTTTTTGTGCGATATTTAAATCGGACAGTCTTAATAATTCTGGCTTAGTTACATCAAAACCTTTATCTCCAGGAGATAAACCTATCTTATTAGGATTTGCTTGAGCATTTTTAAGAACGTTAGTTAATACTTCACCGATACTAGCATTCTTATCGGTTTTTAACCATCCTTTAACAGACGGAAGTATATGATCAAAATTAGATAATTCTCTTGCTACATATTGTAATGCCGGTTTTACTTTTGCCTCGCCGCCATCCATATGAACAGATTTAACGGCTCGCTCGACAAAACTCATATCGACAACACTGTTGCCGTGTTGGAAAGCAAAGTTCCCGCCATTAGCATATACTACTCGAGATAAATATTTACTAATATCGTAGAATTTATTACCTTCGACAATCGCGACAGTATTACCTCTAATTGATAAATTAGCATTATTACCGAGACTTGCTACGATTTGATTAGCAATACCTTGCATTTGTTTTTCGATCGTATTAAATCGAGCCGATAATACTTTATCAGGCACAAGACCTTTATAACGATCGACAAACATATCTTCTGTAAGGCCATTCATTAAATAGCCTTTTAATCGTTCACTTGCATCGAGAGGGCTTTTACTTAAACCATTTGCAGCAGATTTAGCTACCGATCTTAATACGGTCTTTTGAGCATCAGAAGTTATAATAGCTTTACCCGGAGTTAAATCAAAACTTCTAAATGCTTCATCATGAGGATTACGTTGTTGATATGTTTGTAATTCTCGAATAAAGAATTCAGACATGTCTCTAAATGATACATCGTCTTGAGCTTTTAAATCGTTAAAACGCTTAGTAATGTTAGATAAAGCCCCGCCACGTTTCTCTAACTTGGTCGCAAAATAATCAAAGCGATCGATTAATTGTGTCGGAGTAATCGTTTTATTAGTGCCGTAAGTTCTAAGCTTTTTCTCAAGTGTAGCAGCAGCCATATTAAAGTCTTTTTCTTTTAGACTTAAACTAAATTCTACGCCACTAAGATTTTGAGGGCCGGCAAGTCCTGCCAAGAATTTATCGTCAATTCTAAAACGAGAATCATAAGATACTTCATGATTACGAATCATACGAGTGTATTCATTCATAACAGATTGCATTACATAATCGGATGCAATCTTGTCATGTTCTAATCCACTTGCCGCGATTTCTCTTGCTGCTGTCGAGATTAAGAAATGATTGTCTTTAGAATTAATATTATTTAAAATTTCTTTAACGGCACCGAATGACGGGATATATCCTTTTTCAGGATTATATCGTTCTTTCATTCCGGCTGCTATTTTTTCGATCGAACGAGCAAATGCTCCCTTATCGATACCGCCAAGATCTTCGATCGAATATCCGGACATTGCTTCAGCAACAGATTTACCTAACTCGATATGATCTTGAAGAATTGTTGCGGCTGCTAACTGTTGTTTTTTAGTAGAGAACGTACTAACGATAGGATCGATAACAAAGTTTTCTCGACTATAAGTCGCAGACTGAATTTTATCGATAACGTTACCACGAGATTGTCGTTGATAAGAATGTGCTAGTAAATTATTAAAAGTATCTTCTGCCGTATTTGCCATACCGATACCTAAAGAATTAGTCGCAATTTTCATGCCAGGCATATTATATTGCATGCCGTCTTTAGTTCGTTGAGCAATCGGTACAAAAGATTCCATAAATTGATTTTCTAAGTTTTCTTTTGTTCCGACAATATATCGTAATGCTCCATCGCCGCCAGTTAATTCTACCATGTGTAAATCATGGCTACCATTAATACCGAGTTGACCGGCATTTTCTGCTATATAACGACCGAGATTAAGATCGTTATGATCGAGCTTCATTATCTTACTTACTTCATAAACACTATTCGTTTTAAAAGTAGAACCTCGATATGCTGTATAATTCTTACCGTCGACATGACGCATATTATATTCTGGGAAAATATACTCTCCGCCATTACGTTCAAACGTTAATAGACCAGAGTTTCTTCCCCATACAGAATTAATATTGCTTACAAATGTACCAGCTTTAATCTCTTGCATTGTCGATTTATTTTCAGCAATTATTTTAGAAGCTGATTCTAAATAAGATCGGAAATATTCATTATTATATAATTGCTCTAATGCAGAAATATCGGCGCCGGCATCATGGGCTTTAGATACGTCGATACCGAGCATACGAGCAAAGTCTTCTTGTCGTAAACTAGAACCTTTAATATAATATGCTCCAAGACGACCATTTTTAGTTTGTTTAGCTCCACGCAATATAGAATCTTTATAAGCTCGAGACATCGCTTCAGGGTCTAACGTAATAGCTGTTTTAATCGTCTTAAAAATATCGAAATGATTTTTAGTCGCTATTTTATTAACTGCTCTTGTCCCTAATGTTCTCGTGATATCAGGAGACTCACGCAAAGCAGTCGATACTTTGTTTACGTCGAAGAACTGACTATTAAAACCGATTACTTGTGTACCAGAAGAAATATGTTGATCTATTTCTCTAGCTATATTATTTAAACCATCTTGATGGTTGTTAGATAAATAATCGATACCACGTCCAATTAATTTTGTCTTATCGTCGGCATCTGTTAGTGCTTCAAGTGCACCACCAGAACTCATATTATTCGCATTCTTGCCGATACGAGCTAGTGTGTCGTAAGCAACTTTTTCTTCTCGAGTTGCGGTATCGTAATTAAATGTACCGTTATCAAATTTTAATCGCAACAAAGATGCTTGATCTTTTGTTAAGCCATTCATAACGACACGAGTACCGTTCTCGTCTTTTGCAGCATACTGCCAAATAATATCTGGCGTTCTAACTGCTCTATCTTGACCGTCGACATTTACGAGTACAGACGGGATTGTTTCAATATCGAAGAAATAAGGTTTTGCGTCAGGAGACGGCAATGCCTTAGCTTTATTATTTAACGATAAAGCGGAGTTAGACGCTGACTCGATTGCCAGCGTCATATCCTTTCTTTTATTTAAATTTGCTTTTTCTAATAATTCAATAAGATGACTAGGAGGACCAAACGATTCTTTATTAAAAGCATCGTATGTCGGTCTCCTAGTTATATAAGTAAAATCTTGATCCATTATTTAATCCTTTTATAAGAATGATAACGCTTTGTCTATTTTGTAACCAAGAACAGAAGTTACATTAGTTACTATATCTATTATACCATCTTGTTGCGTAGGATTCACCTGTATTTGTTTCTCGGTTAAACCGATACCACTTAATACAGTATTAATTTTAGCTCGGACAGTAATAGGATCATCGCCGTTCCTAATGTTTTCTATATTAGGAGCATTGATAACTTCTGGATCTTCATATGTCGAAGAATAAATTCCGAAGTCTGCAAATTGCATTCCTTCGTTATATATTACTTTTGCCTTAATATCTTCAAGGTTAGAAGATGCTTCCCAACCTTGCCATAATGGTCCAGGAAGATTATGAGTCGTAAAATATGATTCATTAGATTCTGTTTCAGTTTCTTCTTGATACCATACAAGTCTTAACGCTTTAGCTAACGATGGGGATACATTACGTAAAATAGCTCGGCGCTGTTTCTCGTTCGTTACTTTAGCAAATTCGACGAAATATTCTTTTTCGGTGCTAGGTAATGCACGAATAATATCGGAATATTCACTATCTTTATTTAATGCATATACAGTAGATTCAGCTACTTGATGATACATAATAGCTTGTTCTGTCCATTCTCCGGCAGCAAGCGTTGTCATATCTTCACTTAAACGACCGAATTTTTTATTAATCCATTGCGCTAATGGATCGTTAGACGGAGTACCAGAAGTTAATACGGATGCCATCATATCAGTAATCGATACATCGCCATCCATTTCGGCACGAAGAGCTTCTTGATGTTGATACAATTTATCGACATCGACGCCTTCTTCGGCTTTAGCTTTTTCTTTAGCTGCTTCGTATAGACCCATATATTTTATATAACGAAGTCTATCAAAATATTCTTCTGTATCCCAACGTTTTTCTACGTTGTCTGGAGTATATACATGATCGAGACCAAGAGCTTCGGTAATCGGATTATTCTTAGCTAATGCAATCGCTAAACCAGTTCCGGCAAAAGCGGCAGCTTGTAGCATACGACTAGCACGAGTTCGTTTAGCAAAATCGACTAAACTTTCAATACCTTTGTTATCGATACTACCAAATAAATGTTCGGCAAATCTACCGATAGAAGACTCATCCGAGATGAATTTATCGAACAGATTTAAATGACTACCGATATCATAACCCATACGTCCCCATGCATATGTTGCATACATAGGATCATCAGTCGATGTAGCCATCGCAAATGCATTGCCAGCAAATCTAAATGCACGAGATAACTTTTCTTTTCGTTCGACAGCATTAGCACCGACGAAAGTAAAACGACCTGTGATTTCACCGGCTAATGCTGGGCCGTCTAAATATGTCGAAGCAAATTTAGCAACAGCTAATCTAGATTTAGAAGCGTTCTCTAAAGTTCGACTGTTTATACCTTTATAATAACGATATGCGCTATCGGCTACTAAATCTTTTACGAACGATGTTTTACTTTGTTCGAATGTCGGAACGAGCATTGTATCGATAATGTCTTCCCATGAAGCAAATCCACTACCGTATAATTGATCACTACGATATTCTTCTAACGGATCGTTAATTCTCATGAACTGACTATGGAGAATCGGAATCTGTGCATGCGTTACCAATTCGGCAGCACTACCGAAAATACGTCCAAACGTATTATAGTTAGCATATGCACCAGCTGCAGAGCTATCGTCCATATCGTATTCAGCTAAACCGACTTCTCGTAATGTATCTGAAATATTCTCACCGTTCAAGAATAACGCTGCACGAATCGGAGCTTGAGGTGCATCTGGATTATCGGTACGTTCTTCATCGTCGATACGCATCGTTACTCGTTGTCCTGGTTGGATAACTTGTAATAATTGTTGTTTCGACATGAAGCCGTTTTCTTTAAATTTGACACCGGCAATTTGATATAAACGATCATCGCCAGCAATTTTAAATTTACCGTTAGATAATACTTCTTCAATATGGCCGTCTTGAGATACTGTAGTTTTACCTAAGAATCTATAATTAAAGAAATCGTGTTTTTTACCCTGATGTTTAACCATTTCTTCAGTATCTTGTAATACTTTTTTAGCTTCATCAGAGTTCATCATCTTAACAATTTGTTTCCAGTATTTATACTCTGGACTATTAGGAGCTATATCGGCTAATATTTTGTATCGGTCAATGGCACCGTATCCATCAGAAGCAAATTGGTCTGGATGCAACTGATTAATAGCTTCATACCCTGCACCAGGAAGACGAGCCTCACCATTTATAACTTTCGTATAAGCATCGCCCATATAGAATTTTTCTGGAAGCCAAGCATGCTGATCTGCCATCGTATTCATTAATGGATTAACACGACGTCTTCTTGAAAATTCTGGTAAGAAACGACGACCAATTTCGGCTGTTTCACCACCAAGACCGCCTACACCAGCATCCCAGAATTGACGAGTAAATGAATCGATATCGCCAGCATTAGCGATAAACTTAGATTCGTCTCGACCAAATACACTAGAACCAATATAACCATAAATACCGGTTAATAATCTAGAAGTAGTTTGTAATTCATCTAAATAATCGCGACCGCCATTTGAATTCATCAAATTATTATATAGGTCGGCATTATTTAAAATTTCTTCGAGAGATCCTTTAGGTCTACCACGTCTAACACGTTGTTGTATATACATACCATTAGGATTAGTATAAGGAGAGCTACCAGAATAAATAGCATTATTCATTGCCGAAATAGCACTACCAGTACCACTTGTTACCGGTTGTAAACTTGCTACTTCAGGATTTACTGTTCCGTCAGGATTGATATATTTAACATAATCAGCGGCTGATGCATACATCGGTGCTTGTGGAGCATATTGTTGATCGCCACTTTGTACATATTCGTTATCAGTAGGATGATCGAATGCTGTAAAATCATATACGCCGAGACGTCCATTTTGGAATATTAAATAACGAGTATCTTGAGACTGCTCTTGTATTTGTTGATTCATATGATACATGACTGCTTTAACGTCACGACCAAACCACATTCTATCCTCGTGGTATTTTCTTTTAGGTTTAATTATTTCGCCTAATGTCGGATTAAGAATTAAACCTTGAAGAGTATTAGATTCGAATAGAGGACCTGATTCTAAATAAGGTCTATCTTCTGAATGCATCTCTTCTAACCAATAAGGATTAAGAGCATATATTAAAGGAGATAAAGGGTTAGATAATGTCGGTATTGGACTATGCATCCATTTATTAAAATAGCCGCCATAAATACCTTCAGTTTTATAATCAGACTTGGCTAATTTTAAACTATTGTCTTCCCAGTATGAAATACTAGAACCACGGAATTCATTCGAAGAACCCCACACCCAATAACGACCAGCCCTAATTGGGTCTTTACCGTTTTGATAATAATCTAATCGTTCTTCATAGGACTGATAAGGACGATAGTCGCCACTAATATATTGGGCCATCGGATTAGCCATTTTAGCTAATTTAAATGCATCGGTTAATCCTGTAGCATCGGTAAATTTTCTAAAACCTAAATCGATGTTGGCTAAACCAGTTTGGAAGTTTTCATTTAAATTAAATGTATCGTCTGCCCAGTCTAATTGAGTATATAAAAAACTAGCCGGCAATACACGTTTAAATAAAAGTTTATCGATGATTTCTAAACTACTTCTTGTAGCATTTTCATGTAGACCAAGACCATGTCCAATATTAATAAACTGAGCAATGCCTCTAGTTAACCAGTTATTTACGACACCGGTAAATGCACCAGGGTCAAGCATATTAAGGCCATCGCTTAAACGATGTCCCATCTTATATAGATATGCTCCAGCTACTGATAAATCATTGCCTGTCGTATTATTAGAAAAATCTAAATGACCGCCAGTAATTTTGCCTAAGAATGTTGTTTGACTTAATTTAGAATTTGCAAATAATCCTTTGGCAGAGTCAGAGATACCTTGCATTATTCCATTAAGATCGCCACTATTCCAAGAAGTAATTATCTTCTTAACGTCGAGTGATTTTCTTGCTAAAACTGGCGCGGCAGCATTTCCCTTTTTACCGAAGTCAAAATGAATGTCTTTACCGTTACCTAAATAATGACCGAGTATTCTATCGGCTTCAGGACTATCGTCTAACGTTTTTTGTATCTTATCAAATACAGCAGAACCAATATCTTGCTTATCTCGATTAAAGTTATGTCGATCTTTAATAACGTTAATGCCAGATTCTTTTTTATACTTTTCAATAGTATACATATCTTTCAGTTTTTGTTTTTCACCTGGAGATATGTTTAAAGAATCTATTTTAGCATAAGCTTCGGCTTGTGTTTTGCCCAAAGAATCGACAGCATTTTTAACGACGGCTTCATTAACTGTTTCTTCGACAGATTTAATTTTATATAATGCTTCACTACCGATACCGATACCGTCATCGCGAAGCCTTGCATTAATTTTTTTGCCGTCATGAGCGGCTTTAGTTACACTTAATAAATCTAAGTTATCGACCTGATCAACGTCGATATCCCGTAAGATTCTTCTTTTGGCACTTTCGCTTTTTGCATGATATACATCACGTATTTTAGAAAGTGTGTCTTTTTTAATGCCTTCTTTTGATGCGGCTAAATCGAGAACAATTTTTTCAGTATTTTTTTCTAAATCGATATCGATACTTTGCACGGCACGAGCATGAGAATAGGCACGTCTGCCTAATGCAGATAACTCTGATTCGCTTAGCTGATTTATATTTATGTTTCTTAATGCATATAAATTGTTCCCATCAACATCGGTTAATCGTTTAGCACCTTCGCTTCGGCCAAGTTGAGCCCAATTCGTTTTCTCTTGTTGAACTCCGTATTGATTCATTAGACGACCATAATGAACGATATCGTCATTAGCAGATTGCCAATTATAACCGCTAATATCCATTTGTTCCATCTTACCGGTCGTAAGATCTTGACGATATAATTTATCGCGGTTACGAACTAATAATGTCCCTTCCTTTTGGAAGTTAGCCATACCGAGTTTAAACTGAGCATTAGAATAAACGTCGACACCCAATTGATTTCTAGGCGATAAATCATCGAGACCAAATAATTTACCGAATAATGTATCGCCGACAATTCCTCTCGCTTCAGATTTTATTTTATCTAAATTCGGAGTATTTAATACTTCGCCATCGACATATTTAGTACTGTCATTATATTTGGCATTTTCAAATAAATCTGCTAAGAAAGCAGTTCTACTATCACTGCGTATTTTATCGAGAGCATTATCGACATCGATAATATCTCGTTTACCATTACGAGAAACAATTGGAACATCGAGAGCACCATTATCGATTGCTGCATCAACTTGTTTTTGTTTTACGAAATCGGCAAGAGCAAAATCATGGATTTCTCCAGTCTTTTTAGCTTGATGTTTTTCTAGTAATTCTCCGATATCTCTAATTTGATTATCGATAAAATTTTCAGTAATCTTTTCGCCACGGCCACCAACACTTTGCCAATCTTCAAAACTTTGTTTTCTCGTTAAGTTTTGAATAGCTTGTAATGCTACATCTGTATCATCAAATATTGCATGCTCTGAATCGCCATCCATAACAACATCTCTTAGCGTATTTTTAAGACGTTCAGAGAATCCGACAGTACCGTCATATCGTTGAGATGGAACGATATTGTTAATAGCATCGACCATATTGTCGATCGTTGCTTGGTTAACACCGGCGTCTTTAAAATCGGTTGCTATCGAATCAATTACTTGAGAATGATATAATCCTTGTAAATGTTTTTCTGCATCCGCTTGCAAATTTAATGTACGATTAAAAGTATCACGGAGAATATCGGTTTGTTTATCGGCAGTTACAGTAGATGAAGGTTTAGGAAAATTTCCTCGCAATGCTTGATTGGCATATCCTTCTAATTCGGATAATGTAATTGCATTAGCACCGTCATCTGTAATTTTTGAGAGCCTACGTTCTACTTGCCCTATAATAGGATCGAGTTTAGATAAAACTCTCGCCCCTCTTTTTGTTCTAGAAAAAGCAAAAGCGGCCCCGACGAGTCCGCCGGCAGCCGCTACTGTATCAACAAAAGAGTCGGCAGGACTATCGGAAGGAGCTTCTATTCCTTTAAATAAATAATCGTCAGCCATATTTTTCCCTTGTTATATTAATTTAATTATTATTTCTAAGTTCAGCCAACTCTGCAAGTGTCATATCATGAGGATTTTTACCACTTAATGCTACTTCACGAATAGAGTTTTCATCGCCTTGATTAACAAATGCTTCTGGGAACATAGCTTTTAGTTCGTCTTCAGACATTTGTTGTTTCCGTCTTTGAGGACGTTTAACTGTTTGTTTTGGTTTCTTAATTTCTTCTGGAGGTTTTTCTCGTTGTTCTCTTAACTTATCGAAATATTGTTTTTCTTCGTTAAATAAACGAGGATCATCTTGTTTAAATGATACATTGCTACCAGCATCGAGAAGTTTTTCCATATCGAGACCACCACGGCCATGGATATTTTTAAGAATCCATTCGCTGCGAGCCAAGAAATCCATTGTTCTAACCATATCCCAGTTATCGATATCTTCTATATCGTATTCAGGGAATGCTTCATGGATTACACAAGAGATCTGCTTATCGACATTTTCCATATTATCGACAGCATTTAAATAAAGAATTTCTCGCCCTCGTTTGCTCATGAAACTAGCGTCGAGAATCTTTTGTGCTAAGTCGGCAATAAGACCGGCTGGTTGTGCACCGATATCGAAATTTTCAGGATATAAAATACAATTATAGCAAACAATATCTTCACGTTCAACATCCATTAATTGCTCATTTTCGAATAACTCATAGTATTGTGAACGAGTTAATGGTCGATAAATTACGATACCGTCCGGGAATCCTGTGTAAGTAAAAACAGTTTTATATTTATCTTTTAGCTGTGTGAATATTTCATCGAAACGTAATTCTTCCATATTAACACACCTTACAATGGGTTAGAAATAGTATTCTTTTCGTAACCAGAGTTTACTAAAATTTCATTTACGACAGTATCGATAAAACCACCGAATGTTTCTTTACAGTATTCAATTCGTTCTGGGCGTGGGAATAAAACGAAATAACGAAGAATATTATCGCTACGCAAATCTTCTAATTTTTGGATGCGTTCTTCATAATCTGTAATTGCATCGAATTCAGCTTGTTGTTCAAAAGACAAATTAGTCATAAGATGTTGTTCGGCACGAGTGATAATTTTATATACGATAAACTGATCGTTTAGCATTCGAAAAAATCGAACGTTTTTATTTTCTTTGCGAATACGAACAGCTTCACTATTCATTAAGTATTCGGTCTTAGAAGGATCGAAGTCATCGTCATGTTCAGTTGTCGTAACTTCGACAACATCGACACCGCCAGTCATTTCACGATCAATATTGTCGACAGGATTACTTACATCTTTTACAGATTGAGTTTCTTTAATATCGATACCTTTTTTATGTTGTTGATTATTAAACTTTTGTTTCTTCTTATTATTAGTTGTCATAAATCAGTTTGTCCTTAGCTATTAATTACCTTACGATCTCGAGCTAAAAATTGATATTGCTCTAACACTGGACGACCAGAAGAATCGAGTACTGTTTGTACATTCATTATATGACAGTCTAATAAAATAACATGTAATGGTTGACCCATTACATCGTCATCTTGTCCATATACAATATCGATTTCAAACCCTTGTCGCCATATAGCATCATGCTCAGGATTAGATTGTACAGTTTGAGATAGTCGATGTGGTTGAACAATTTCTTTATATTCGACTTCTTCTGTTTTATCTTCGGCGACAAGTGTCGCCTTTCGATATTTTTTAATCATATTATCGATATAAAGTGGTTCAGTAAAGTTAATCGTAAACGTTCCTTGTACTAACCGATTACCGATAGCTAATTCGTCATAAATATAAGAATTATAACCGAATAACGGCATATCGTGTTGCGATAATCCATAATTAATATTCTGGATATCGGTAACTAATTTGTCACCGAACCATACATTTGCATCGATCTGAGAATAATATCTTTTATATGTCGGAGTATTTTTAGTATACCCAGACGAAGATCGAGTTATTTCTTGTTCAACGTTTTTATTTGTATAGGACAATAGACTGCTTAAATGATTATCGAAGCGCTTTCGTCTCATAATATATTATACTCCATTTTTATTTAAAAGTCTATTTGGTTCTTAACTAGAACATTCCAATTAGCCAAATAATAATCGTTACCATTTCTCCATACTGTAACTAATCCAGTATGAGTTCTAGTTTCTTTATCGTATATAGATATTACAGTATAGTCTGCATCGTCATATGTTATATATGCAGCATTATCTGTTACTTTTTTATATTCAAAACGATAGTTTTCTCCGCGTTTAAATTTAACGGCAGATACTATCATATTTTTAATATCGTTAGGAATAATTACTCGATGAGATGTTTCTTGATTATATACATACATACCGATATCTTTATGTACTTGTTTAGAATAACGATATACATTTAAATAATGAATCATGTCGAGCAATTCATCATACGGATTAATTTGCACGAATCGATCGATAACTTTGTCGTAATAATTAGATAATGTTACATCGCTATTGCCGATACAATCTGTGAAATAATGATAATATTTATTTACGTCTTCTAATTCAAATTCTTCTTTTAAGAATGCTAATAAACCAGTTTGTTCATAACGAAGAGTTTCTTCGATATATTTATGTTCGATATCTTGATCGATATTAAATAAACAAATCGGACTTAAAATATTATTATCTTTATCAGATAAATAACTAAAGTAATTACCGTCATAAATAGAATTACCTTGTGTCGGCAAATCGATTACTAAATTATCGATTTCTTTTTTAACTAATACTTGATCGGCCGCCAATCCTTCTACATCTGTTATACAGAAATAAATCGGGCCGATATCTTGATATTGATTAGCGCCATCGATAAGTGCCGTTATTTCGCCGTCTTCAACTACGATCTTAGGCATTTGCAATACAGGATTATCGATATGCTTATTGAGTAACATACTAATCGCTAATTTTGTATCGTCGTCAAATGATTGATACGCTAACGGTAAGTATCTAAGACTATCTGTTAAATCACTTATCTTAGTCGCAATTATATTTAATTTATCCCAGATAAGATTAGCCGACGTTAAAGATGGATGAATCGTATAATAAGAATTAATGATATTCTGATCAATAACTAAATCGATACGATATAAATAATCTTTATCTAAAAATCCTAAATCGATATTTTCATCTTTAAACGTTATAGTATTTTGATACTCGTAAAACTTACCGGTAAATCTATATAAATTAATTTTACCTTTTAGGAATCCATTTACGATATTAGGATGCAATAATGATTGATTATCAGAGTTTAAATAAAGCGAACTATTATTATCTATGTTATTATAAAAATTATTAGCATTATAATGTTTAATCGTCGCCAATAATAAATAGAATAATCGATACTTATTTTTCTCTTCTTGATTAGTCATATAAGAAAAATATAATGTTTCGACTAAATTAAGTCCGCGCTCATCTGATACTTTAATAATAAAATCTTTAAGTTCTTTATTTAACTCATCGTTAAAGATTAAATTATTTAAATATGTCAGCTGATATTCTAACCCTTCTGGATATACTTCGATATATTTATCTTCAGATTGTCCGTCAGGACCTTTACTAAATACTCGATAGATACCAGACTGTAAATCGTTAATAATGACAGTCGGTTCTTCTAATTCATATTTAGTTAGTTCGTTTCCGTCATCGACATATAGTTCTGTATGACCGTTAAAATAATCGTTACAATAGAGGGCAACGAATGTTTCAAATTGCCACAAAAAAGTAATGCTAGATGTGCTCAAGTTCTTCATTGCCTCCTTCTTTTTTATTAGTAACGTTATCGGTAATAATTACGATATTCCCATTTTCATCGAGACGATATTTAGTAGCGTCTTCTTCATCGACTGTTTTAATATCTTTTCTGAAATTAGAATAATCTGGAAGTTTAGTATTTTTACGTTTTTCAGTTTTTCTAAATTCATCGTAAGACGGAATATTGCTATTATCCTTTTTAGGATCTAAACGATATTTACTATAATCAGGAATATCCTTAGAATCGCGAATTTTGCCGTCTAAGCGATATTTAGAGTAATCGGGTACATCACGTCTAGACGTATATAAAGATGTTCTAAAATTGTCATATTCTTTATTTATTTTAACTCTTTTATGTTCGAGGAATCTAACTTTCTTTTGTCTCTTAGAAAGTAATGCTTGAGACGGATAATACTGTTCTGCTTCTGTGCGCAAATCGTAATAATCTTTTTTAAGCTGAGCCATCTTTTCAGATTCTTTTTCGCCCATAAATTGATCGGCTAATTTTTTATATTTGCGATTAAGAGCTTCCATATAAGATTTAAAAGAATAATATCCGTCTTTAGATAATTCTAATACATGTTGCCCATATTGAATCTTAGGATTGTAACGAGAAATTTTTGCGTTAGTCGTTGTTAACCATGGATTAGATTCAATAATACTTTTTTCATTTATTTTATAATAGTCATTAGACTCTGTCATATAATCGATATCGGTTGCATAATAATGATATGTATTTTCTGTTAAGATATCGTTAATCGACATAATTTGTCCTTCGTCTATAATCGTACAGTTATAAACGCTAATAGTAGATTGGTGGCCATATTCATTCGCAAAAGATAATGTTACGTCGAACACAGGCAATTCGTCCATTAAATAATGTTTATTTAAATAATTGCCGCGCTTAGTAACTTCATCAAATATTTCATAGATAACATGTTTATCTAACACTGCAAATACAATAGAGCCGGCGATAGTTCTTGGGCCGCTTACATACGTAATAGCGTTAACATCACCTAATGTTCGTATAGGAGACTTCTCTTGATGAATACTATAAGAGAAAGTTTGAACACTCCCGAAAACATATGAAATCATATCTTGTCCTGGGATCGTGATATTTACAGATGCCACAATATCGCATCCACTATAGGATGTATAAGTTCTTGTATATTTAGAAGTCTGAATTACTTCCTTATTCCCTAAAGAATAATCAGTTGGCATATTTCACCTTTAAGTTGTATAGCTTCATATATTGTTTTACTCGATTATCGACTAACGTGATAATATGAGTTTTGAGCTCGATGTTGTGCTCATCAATAATGTCATAGCAAACTTTTAACATTTCTGATTTCATATCGATAGGATATTCACCAGAAACTAGGACATCATTGATCAATGTTTGTAAGCCACGATTTAAGTATAAAAAGATTTGATTTGTGTTTTCTTGAGGATTCACGCCTAATTCTCCTTAGAAAAAATAAAAAGGCGAGGAAAAACTTCCTCGCCAAATTTATTAATACTTGTTGTCAAGTAAATATTTATTTTCTACTGGTTGCAAGTAATCGACAGAGCGAGCAATGTAAGTACAAGCTTTATCAGTAGTTGTAGAATCTACGGAGAAGCTAGAAGCTTCGTTCAAAATTTCACAGCCATAGATAACCATAACTGCAGACTGACCATATTCATTTGCAAAGGACAAAGTAATGTCGAATGGAGGAATTTCGTCAGAATATTTTGGCGTAGACTGAATAGCTACGTTTTGCGTAACTTTGAATGGGTTAGTAGAAGCTACTTGGCTATCGTTACCATTAGAGCCCAAGGAATTAACTACCATGTTAGTTAATTTTGTATCCCATTCAGTAATTGTATACGGTTGATAGTTAATATCGCCACCGATACGTTGGAAGTAAGCTGCTTTAGCAGCACGAACAGCAAGTGCATCGACTAAAGCATCACGGTCAAATAACGTGAATACAATAGTACCTGCAATACCTCTTTTTGGACCTAATCTTTAGTTTTAACTAAAGTCGAGACTATATCTTCATCCCTTTCGGGAGCTCTGCACTTCCATCAGCTGTTATGATGTACTCCTTACGGATAGTCGTTGAGGCGCTTACGCTGCCTGCTGATTGCCCAATCCTTTAGATTGTCACACTTTGGTACTAAAGGCTCTAAGGGGTTTCCAGCATATCACAGAGTTTAATTATGCATTGCATTACTGCAAAGGAGAAGCAAAAGTGGTATTCTTACCTCTCGAAATAGAGCGAGGTTCTGCTGAACCAAATGTGTAGTGAAAATGATTATCAATAAGTTTTTTATCTTATTCTCTGGAAGTTTCCTTCATTTGCATCGATCAGTTTATTCTGATCCAGACTAGCATAAATTTTTACCTTCGTTTAACGTTAAGCAGTACTAACTCCTAATACTGGATAATCTATAATTATCGTAATGCGGCCTCGTGGATGGATTATATCTTTTCACCATCTATGCGTTGCCCCTGACTTAACTTAGTTAAGCCTTCGGTTCGGATTAGCATATACTATAGAGTACTTAGCCTTCCCGCTTAATTCCGCATTAATAACCTTATCATTTCTGATTAGGACGGCCTACACGTTGACCGGAGCCTTTTCACGGTTAATAGAAACTGTAATACCTTGAATTTCAGCAACTACTTCGGAACCGAATGTAGCTACGATATCACAGCCGGAAAAAGTAGTATAACTACGAGTGTATTCAGACGCTGTAGTTACACCAGAGTTATTAGAGTAAGCCATGTGTTAAATAATGGGGCGACTATTTAGGCCGCCCCCTCCTTCTTTATCTAAAAAATACTAGGTACCAGGTTGACGAATTTGGATGTAGTTATTGATTTGACGAATTTCGTTAAATGGCATAATAGTGTAATTGATATCAATATAAGTATATTGAAGAGCAGTTACGTCATTAGCAATATCGAAAATATAATCATATAATAAAACACCTTTGAGTTTATTCAACTCAGATGTCAAACCTGTGCGGATAGCATCACGAACGGAGTTTTTGTTTTGTTTACCGATGAACGGTTCACAAACACGGCGGATAGCACGTTCAACAGCACCGATGATACGAACGCTATTCAAGCGAGACAACGCATCAGTAGGATCAGCCATTGTACAGCCATCAGTTACTACATAACCACGAGTAAATGTGTTTTTAACTGTTACGATACCTTTCTTAGTCAAATCAGAGATTTGAGTAGTAGTTAATTCGAACAATGGGTTAACACCGATTTTTTGGTTAGTAGGGGATTGTTCTACAGGCAATGCAGAAACCATACCAGCATAAGCACCAGCACCGTTACCTACATAAGCGTAAGTAGAGTTGTAAACAGGTACATTGTTTTGGAAGAAAGTACAAGAAATTGCACGACCAATATCGACAGGCATACCGTCATCATCGATTACGGATTGACCGTTAGCACGTTTCAAATCGAGATGTAAGTCAAGATTTTTAAGGTCTTGGAATTTTTGTTCTACGCCAGACAATGTATAGTCAGAGATACGTTCCATACCAATTACGCCATGAGTATGTGCAGTTTTTAATTCTGTGTACATACAATGTTGAGCGAATTGACGAGCGAAGTTATCTGGAGTACGGTAAGGGATACGCATAGTATAATCGTAATCGATTGTACGGTCAGCTTTAAGATCGGCTAACGCTACTTTACCGCCAACCAATACTGGTTCCAATACTTCTTCGATAAGAGCGTCTTTTTCTACGATACCGTTATCTGTCATTTCAACAGCAAATGTATCTGCAAAGTTTACATTATCTTTTAAGTCAGAAATGAATTCTGCTACAGTACGATAGTTAAAGTCTGTTACGGAAATAATAACACGGTTGTCGACACAATCGAAGTTTTCAACGTAAGCTAACACTTTGTCGTCACGAGATTCTTTATTAATAAGAATATCGTATTCACCGATTGGAGTTACTTGACCGCCATCATATTTACCGACATAAAGAACGTCGTTTACAGATAACAATACATATTTAGCAGTACCAGCAGTTGCAGCAGAAGCAGCAGCTGTAGTTGCATAGTATGCAGCAGTAGTTGCATCAGCATCGGATAACAAACCGTTCATAGCTGTATCGTATTGAAGATCTGTAAGAGCAGTAATGTCTTTAAATGTTACTGTGTTACCAGTAGCAGGTTCAGCTTCAATAATTTTATCGCTAGTTACGAAATGTTTGAATTTTTGATGAGCAGATACTGCGTTTTGAAGTTTGCCGTCGAAGGTAATAGATTTAACTTCTTTAGTATCTTGCAAGAAGAATGTTTGGCCAACTTCGTAAGTTTTATTATCTAAATCGAGAGCTGCTTCATTAGCTACAGTCGGAATAACTGTAAATACTTCGTTTTGATAAATAGCACTATCAACGATAGCATCAGCATCATCGATTTTTACGAAACTAAATTTGTAAGAACGAGGTGCGTGTTTTACGTCTTTAGTATTAACTACTGGAGTCAATTTAAACATTTCTGTATCGACTACAGGAGCACCTGCTGCTACAGTATTAACCATAGCTACGTCGATAGGGAATGCTTTTAAGAAATCTTTTGGTTTAGGTAAACGGCCACCGATTACTGTGTCAGCACAGATTTGAGAACCCAATACACGATAAGGCATATCAGCATTTTGCAATACAGAGTAAGTGCCTTCACCGATAGCAGTGATGTATTGTTTATCTTTTACTTCAGATTCTTTAACACGAGGAGTTAAATATTGACCAGTAGAGTTTGTACGAGGGAATGCAGTTGCAGTTACTGCAAAACCGGAACCTAACTTCATGTATTTTTGGAAGTTAGTCATATTAGTATCTTCATAATCTTTATCGTCTTCTTCGAACGCTAATGCAGATGCACCAGGAGTCAAAAGATAATCGTTATGAGAATACATTTTCAAACCGACAGTTACGAAAGCTTCGTTAAGGTCTTTATCCATTACAGAATAGATTGGATATTCAGCATTAACGTCTGTGTTAATACGCAATGTATGGAAATATTTACCAGTGAAGGAACCGAAAGGTTTAGGAGATTTTTTGTTTTTAATTACATGTGTACGAACTTCTGTACGACATGGAATCAAAGAACGTTTACGGCCGATGAAATATGTACCAGGGAAGATAGAACCCATAGCCAAATCATAAGAGTCGTTACGAAGAGTAACGTCTTGGCCTTTTTTATTTACGATAGAAAGAGTTACGACATTGTTCAATTGGTGTTTGTTGATATAACGAATTACTTCGCTAATAGTAGTGTCGGCATTAAAACCTGCACCCATCAAACCTAATTGAATGTCGATTTTGATCATTTCGTTTTCATCGTTAACCATTGCATTGTAACGTTCATAAGCAGTAGCTTTAGAAACTGGTTTATACAATGTGAAAACTTCTTGACCAGGAGTATTATCGAAAGTAAAGTATACTTGTTTTGCTTTATTGGAAGGGAAACGAGATTTTACACGTAAACGAAGAGTATCGTCAGAACGTAATTTAAAATCTTTTTGAGCTTCGGAACCACCAATACGGAAACCATAAAGAGTACGGCAACCAGAGTTGTAAGCATCGGATAATGCTGCAGTCAAGTCTACTTCACGTTTAGTTGTGCGATCATAAGTATCGCCGTAAGTATATTTAGCATATGTCGGATCATAAATAGGTACTGGAACACCGTTAGGACCATCAAATGCTGTACCGATACAAAGAACTGCGTCAGTTGTACCGAATTGAGAATCGTCATAAAGTTTCTTCTTTACAGAATTGACTTCGACGAATACACCAGGAAGATCTCGAAGGATTTCCTCTTTAAAGGTGAAAGCCATATTTAAACCTCTTAAGAAATTATTTACCAAGATTTAGTAAACGTTCGATAAGTTTGCTAGTTACAACATACATTTTATCGATGTTTAAAGTATAGCGAACACTTCTAATAGAATATTTTTCACGATACATAACATAGGATTCGTCAGTTAAGCGTTGATCGTAAAGTAATTCAGATACACCACGCATTTTTAAATAACCAGTGTAGTCTACCATAAGCTCTTCAAATTCTTTAAGAACTTTATTAGCTTGGTCATATGACGTTGCGAAGATGTCAAATTGGATAACGTATCTAAATGCATGACGATACACATCGACACCTTCTTCTTCAATATTTTCTTTAACAGGATATTTGTCGTCAGGACGATAATCAGGATTTCCTGGAGCACGACGAATAGTCGTTTCCATTAATCTTGGTTTTAAATCCTTAGCAGGTACACCGCTAATAATTTTAAAGAAAATATAAGGATGATTAATTTCCTGATCTCGGTCGTTAATCGTAACGCCTTCATCAGGACTCATCTTTACGTTATCTTCACGAAATGCTTTCTCTACGAGTTCTACGAGTAACGCAATAAATTCGTCGAAACTAATGGAACTGTCAGCCCGTAATCGGTCGAGACGTTTTCGACTATTCAGTATCCTACCGGGATTAGTGACTGCAACCAATTGTTCTTTTTGACGCCGTACTTGGTCGAGTACAAAACGTTCATTAATTTCTTGTGTCATAGTCTTTGCTCCGCAGTATAAGATTCTGTTGTAAATAATGGATATAATGTATATCGTAAAATGATGTCCACACCATATCCATGATTACTGATTTGTTCTTCAATGCTGTCGATATGATAATCGTAAAGAACAAAGCCAACATTATCTTTAAGTAAATTATCTAACCGTTCTTTTATTTTATTTAAATAAAATTTACGGTAGTTCTTACCTATATATTCTTCGAAATCCATTTCTCTGATTAAGTAATTAATGATCCGCATTACCATAACAGATTTATTAGGATTTTCGTCAGATAAGTTAACTAAATTTTCAATAGTAGTACCAGTCCGATAGTTATTTTTGAAATAACAAACATTAGGAAGCATATCTTTATAATCTATAATAAAGTCAGTATCCTCATCATCGAAATCGGGGTACTTATTGATAGGCGTGGCTGCTAATTTCGCAGCTACAACTATATTACAGAAGTGCACATATTTCAGGTTGTTGCCGACAAAAATTATATTATCTAAGTATTTGTTCTTATTATTAATAGCAGTATACTCTGCTAACTTATTATTATAATCTTTATTAAATGCATCGATATCTTCGTATAATGAACTATGACTATCGGTAGCAAAAATAAAACTTCTATTCTTTACACAGGAAGAAGATAATAAATTTAAATAATGCTCAGTTAAATTCTTATTATATCGATCAGTATATTTATCGGAGAATTTAATCTGAGTCGGACAAATATAAGCGAAGTCGTAATCGATAAGTTGTTTTGCTATATTTTGAAAATCAGATATCGTTCTCATATTCACTAAATATATGGATGGCGCTCCATAGTTTTTAGCGATCGTATATGCTTGATATAAATCAGAATCTTTTCCATATTCTTCTTCGACTTGTGAAAGTAAATCGAATTTCTCGATCTTACAAGTTTTATTCGTATATTCGGAGTTGCCGATAATTAATAAGCTAGTATGCTTATCTTCCATTATCTAAACACCTCCGATCAATGCTTTAAAGTTTTTCATAAATGCTTCTGGATTTCGTTTATAATCGACACCATTAGCTTCATAATAAACACAGTCCATAGTATTAGAATACCAGTCCATTACGTATGTAACGTTTATAATTTTATCCTTAAAGACAATAATGTCTCCAGGAAAAACCGGAAATTCATTTCTAAGATAGATATCATAACCACGCATTAAGAATAATTTATTATCAGCACTATCTGTCGAGAATAATGGCTGAATGTGTGCACGAGCTTCCCGTATCGTTATTTTATGCCCAAGGCCTAAACAATTTTCACAAAATGGATCACCGTGTTTTGAAACCGGGTCCATACATGTACAATTAATATGTTTATTTGCTTGAATTAACCATACAGGAACTTCCATTAATTGGATTAAACCATTAATGCGTTCATCGAGGTTTTTCATTATGTTTTCCTCAATGCTTTAAGAGAACGAGATAAATTATCTAACAAGTCTGTCGGGAATGTATGTAACTTACGTTTTTCAGTATAAGAACGTTTTCCGACACGAGGTTCAGCTCTACCCATAGTAAGATATGTAGGATCGACAATTAACTTTTGGAAAATCTCCATCTCGGCTTTAATCATTTTAATTAAATCAGATAATGACGGAGCTCCACTTCCGCTAGAACTAGAAGAACTAGATCCACCAGATTCTGTCGAGCCAAAACTAATATTACCGATATGACCAGAAATCTTACCGGAAGTAGAAGTCGTTACAGCATGTTTACTAACAAGACTTAACGTTGCTCTTAATTTACAAAATTGTTGTAAAAGATAAGGTAAGTCGGCTCTATTTTCATAACCAGGAATTTGGTCTAACAGAAACTGTGCAAACCGACTTGCTTCTTTTAATGCGTATAATACTTCTGTATCACTAGCATCAAATACATTGATTAGATAATTAACGTCGCCGAGCGTATAAAAATTACTAATTTGTTCTGATGCTACCGTATAGACTTTATACTTTAATACTTTTTTACCGTCGACAGACTCTAATTTTTTAATTCTAATTTCGTATAAAGAGTCAGGTTTAGTGCCGCCGATCGGTTTTAATTCTAAACGATTACCAAATATCGTATACTCAAAAGGCTCTGCCATTAGAAATCCTTTCTGATGATTTCGATATTTTGTAGAATACCTTCATCTTTAATTTCGGCATCGAATTCAAATACAAATCCGTCATCTGTACCTTGTCTAGGACGTTGAAGGACTTTTAATTCTTGAATAATTACTGGTTTAATATCTTGATCGGCAGGAGTTTCGTCGACTACGACGCCAGGTTGACCAGCAGTTGCTCTTGTTATAACAGTACCGTCTGCTAATTTAATAGTTGTCGCCGCATTATTAGCATTGCCGTCTTTCATAATCTTTTCGATTGTTTCAGGCGTTAATGCTGTCGTCGATGTATTCCCAGATGCATTCATTACTTCGTTAGATAGTCCTAAAGAAGTAGCATCGTTAATTTCGTCTTTTGTCATAGAGCCAGAAGGCGTAGGATTTTGATCGAGATTAACTTTATTGTTGTGCATATTACGTTTGTAATTATATGGTGCCCAAATAGATACTGGATCTATTTTATGAGGATTTTCTTCGGCTTTTTCTAGCCGATCTTTAATACGCTCAGGGCCATCATAAGTAAACGTAGCCAATTCAGACCATGCACCAAATTCACCGTCTTTTTCGACACGTACTCTAATATAATATTGTTGTTGTTTATTTAATTTAGGAAAACTAATCTGTTGTTTTTCGACTACTACTGTATCTATTTCAACAGGGTTAAATAAACTATTGTCGGCAATTTGGAGCCGATACTCTAATACAGGTTTTCTTCGTTTGTCTCGAAGTATTTCTTGCCATTGGCAGTTAAAAGTACCATCGACTAATTCATGATTAGCCGGGCTAAGAATTCTTACGTTAGAATAAATACTTGTATTAAAATATACGTGTCTAATTAAACTGGATTGTAATGGTGCACCAGTAATATCTTTAATCGTTCTGTTAATATCGAGACGATATTCTTCATTGGGAAGTACATCGTCCAATACAGTAATAATAACTAATTTTTTACTTGTACGATATTTTAAACGATAAATTTTTTGTGATTCAGCATGAACCATAGCGATTGTATCGCTATTAATAGTGTCTGGATCGACATTGCCAGTAAAGAAAAGTTTGATTTGCTTTTCAATAGGATTAACGGCCATGTCGACCAAAGCAAATTCTTTAAACATGCTACACCTTATTTACTAGCTTTTTTGCGACCACGTTTTTTAGGTTTTTCTTCGGAAGTTTCTTCAGTAGTTTCTTCTTCGTTAGATTCTTCAGGCTCAACAGAAACTTCTTCTGTAGTTTCTACCGGAGCAATAGTTTCTTCGGCTTTTGCTTCAGGTTCTACTTGCAACCCTTCTTGCCCTTTTTCTTGCAAACCATCTTCAGTCACCTCTTCTTTTTTAACTTTAGGTTCTTCTGTTTTAACGACAGGAGCTTCAGCAATAATACCAGCACGCTTAGCTTCTTCTGCTACTTTTTCTTTAGCCTCTTCTGGATTAACGAAACCAGAAGAAACGATATCATAGTTAGTAGATTTAACTAATTTACGGATAAGTGGAGAATATGTACCTTGCTCTGCTGGAAGGATTCCATATACTAATACTAGACGACCCATGCGAACGGATTTACGAATATTAGTTAAATCCATCTTTTCATGGATGAAACCGTAAGGCTCTTTGCGAGATAAACGCATACGAGACAAGCGATCCCAATAGCCAGTTTCTCCAGAGGCCAATTTAACAATGGCAATTACTTCATGTTGTTGTTTCATATTATATAAATTCCTTTTATTTAAATTAAAAAGGAGGAGCTCCGAAAAGCTCCTCCAGTTAACTACTATTATTCAGTTACACGAACAACAGTTGGACGTGGATAGGATGGCATTGCGGAAATATTTTTAGCAACTGCGATACCTTTACCGTTATCCATGATGCCGATACCATAGCGTTCTTTAGCTTTGATAATACGAACATCGATTTCAGGATTAGTCCATTTTTCAACGGACAAGTCTTCACGTTGTACGATCGCACCAATATTGTTGCGGTCGATAACATACATATCAAATGTTTTGTTTTGTTTGTCGAATTTAACGCGTGGGCTCAAGATTACGTTAATTGGCATTGGCAAATTGAAACGTGCTTGAGATTCGTTCAATACGAATTGTTGAGGACCCATGTTGTTAGATAAACCAGCGAAACCACCAGTACCTTGAGTTGTGCCGAATGGGTTAACATTCATAGCGCCCATAGCACCGAATGTTAAGCCTTGACCTACCATTGCGTTACGAGCGAATACCAACCAGCAAAGTGGATGCATGATAACGTCTGTTGGTGTCTTATCATTTGCCATCAATGCTAAGCACATAGACATAAAGTCTTCAACAGACAATGTATTATTTGGCAAGGAATCTTCGCCAAGACCTGTTGTAGCAGCATCTGGGTTTTGAGCAGCCAAAGCATTATCGAATACTACATGGCCGTGTTCGGAGAATTCACGAGCACACCATTCATCTTTATAACGAGCCATAGCGCCACCAATACGGGAAAGGTTAGCTTCCATGATGTCCCAGTAAGAGTCCATGATAACTTCTTCGGAAAGAGTTACTTTAAGACCGATTTTTTTAGGACGAACTTCGATGGAATTGTATTCCAAAGTATTGATTTCTACAGCTTCATCGTTGTAAGCGCCACCTTCAGCAACTTCGTGAGCTTGCAATTCACCGATGATAGGTACTACTACAGTACCGTTAGTGTTACCAGCTTGAACTTTAGTGAAGAATGGAGAGATAACAGATTGAGTATCTTCAGCTTCGATCATTTTAGATTCGATGATACGAGGAACTAAATCAACTACGTCTGTTGTCATAATTGTTTCTTTGATGGAGAAATGTTTATCGGACAAGTTTTGTTTATTTAATTTGCCGACCATATCTTTCATCATGTCATATTTTTTTACGGATTCTGTAATTTTTTCTGGAGATAAGCCTTCTTTTTTAGCAGCTTCAACAGCAGCAGAACGCTTCGTATTAACATCTTCCAAAAATTCTTTAATATTGATAGCCATTATTATGCGTTACTCCTATTATTTTTGCAACAATACTTTAACTGCGCCTACACAGCCGTCCCAATCCATGAATGTAGGAACACCTGCAAGACCTTCGCGAGTATAAGAAACTTTCACATCAACAGTTTCTTTAGGACCTGCTTTAATAATAGCGTCAGCTGCAGCACGATCTACAACTTTAAGACGAAGCAAGTTGTCTTCTGTATTATAGTGAACTACTTCGAATGCATTAGCGATTAAACCACCTTTTACTACAGGAGTGTAAGCGGAACCGTTAATGGAAATTTGAAGTGTGCCAGGTTTTACAAAACGATCTGGAACTTGGAAGTTGAAATCTAAGTATTCTTTACCAGCTTCAGCAGCATGCATTTGACCTACGAGAACGTCTTTGAGTTCAGTAGATGCAACATTGCGGCCATCAGTTAAGCCAGGAATACCGATATATTCATATTTAGCACCCATACGAGAATCGTAAATGTCCAATTTGTTATTGGAAGCATTCATGTTCAAGTCATGGTTGGAATACAAGGAATTATATTCGTAGTTGTCCATGCCACGGAAGTAAGCATAATCTTCGTAAACATCTTCACCACGACGGTAAGAACGACCATAACCATCAGCTGCATATTGAGCCAATTCTTCTTGATCGCCAATAGCCCATTTCATCCATTTAGTGGAACCTTCAGGAACCAAGTTAGGATTTACTTCGTGTACTTGACCGATAACTTGTTGACGTTCAAATTCAACTTCAGCAGGAGTCATAGCAGCAAGAAGAGTTTCGTCGGACAATGGAGATTTAACGACACGGCCGTTTTCATCAGATTTTACTAGGTCACCAGGCAAGAATGCGCCATAAGCACTACCCCAAGGGTTTTGCTCTGCTTTATCTTTAAATAAGAAATGAGGCAATTCTACCATTACGTCAGTTTTAATAGCACCAGGAGTCATGCCGTTCCAAGCGTTTTCATCACGAGTAGCTTCGTTACGGGACATGATACCGATAGGCACGTTACCAGCACGATGAGCCATGGATGGTTTACCGTTTTCTTTTAAAAGACCAGTAACTTTATCTTTTTCTAAACCAGCATCAGTAGCCAAAGCACGAGGGCCTTTACCGCCAGCAAATGGTTGATAGAAATCAGCAGTATAAGCTGCAGCGTTTACTGGAGTCCATTCAACATCGATGTTTTCCAATGGTTGACCAACGCCGACAGGAGAAACAAGACCAGTAGCAGCATTATAAGTATCGCCAGCTTTACGCAAACGAACAGGAGAACCGCCGTTAGCAAGTGTTAATACGTTTAAGAAAATTTCAGGATTTTCTTTTGCAGATTTTACGTCAGGATCTACGGCTACGATACGACCTTTTGGAATAACCAATTGATTATACATTTCAGCGTAGTTATAACGGAACGCAACTGGCAAACGAGAATCCAACCAGTAAGATACGTTAGAAGTGTCATGGTTTGCAGTGTTCAAGCGAACTTGAGTACGTGTTACACGACGTTCTTCATTATTGAAAGCTTTGAAGCCAAGGCCTTTGAATACTTTACCGTTAGAACCAGTGGTGAAGCGATTAGGGCCTTTACTAAGATCAAAATTAGGCATTATAATAGAGCTCCTTATTATTTAAAATATTTGTAAAGATCGGATAAGGATTCAGTTACTTCGACAACTGGCTTAACCTCAGTTTTCTTTACAGGATCTTCGACTTTGGAAGTGGAAAGTTCAATTGTTTTAATTTTTTCTTCCAAGGATTCTTTAACGGCTGTTACATTGTCTTGTAAAGCTTTTTCGCTTTCAGAGCGCAAAGTTTCAAGACCTTCTTTAACAGTTTTTACAGAATCAATTGCTTCTTGCAATTCTTCTTTAGAAGATACAACAGCTTGAAGTTGTTCACGAACTTCATTTTTATAAGCTAAGAAATCAGAAGCTAAATTTTTATAATCTTTTTCTACTTGTTCTTTAGCTTCGATAAGCTCTTGAACTTTAGCAGACAATTCTTCGAATTTAGTATCTTCGGATTCTTTAACCTCAGTAGGTTCTTCAACTTTAGCTGGAGTTTCTGTTTCTTCAGCAGGAGCTGGAGTTACTTCAGCAGACTCTTTTGCTTCGACTTCTGCTGGAATTACTTTAGGTTCTTTTTCCATGTGTTCTTTAACGACAATTTTATTGCCGTCATGTTCTCCTTCTAATGAGCTAATAGGAAGAACCGGTTCAACTTGAGCCGGCTCTGCATTATCATCATATACTTTAATATTCTTAGCATATGCATCAGATGGAACGATAACGTAAGATAGCTCTTTAGGTTCTAATTTCTTAAAATCCCAATAGCACATCTCGCCGTCATATTTAGTTCCTCGAGCATGCTCACATAGACCGTCGTTCGCTAAATCTTGTCCACAAATAGAACAACGAACTTCGTCGCCGCGAGCGCCAATGCTTACAGTATCTAACAATCCGTTCTTAACTTCTTCTTGAGCGTCAGGCGTTAAAATATCGGCAGTTAATACTAATGCTTTCGTACCAGGTAATCGTTGAGATTCCTTAATTTCGGCATTAATAACGCGACCAATTGTTTCACCGTCTTCGTCGTTATGATGTTTAATAACTGGAATGTTATAAGGATAAGTCCATTTATGCAACGACTCTCTCATTGCAGATTCGTAATAACGTGTATCATTACGAGTAGCATATGGATAAAAATGTAGTGCTTCTATTTCCACTTTTAATCCTTTAGCTTTAACGTTGTTAGATAAAGAATGAGAGTGTGCGACTGCGGACTCTTTAACGTCTACAGGATTAAACCCAAGATATTCACGGAATTCCATGTTTATCCTTTCATTATAGGCTTAATTGAGCACTTACAATATGGAGTGTAAGCTGGAATATCTTCGATAGTAATCTTATCGATATCGAAATGGGTCATGCGGCCATTTTGATGATCGCTATTTTCGAACTGAATTTCGATTGTTTTTACACCGTCGGTTTTACATTGTTGAACGTAATTCCACCAGTAAGCTTTCTTTGTGAGATAATCACATAAGAATCTTAATCGATATTCTGTTTTCGAAAGTTGATTATCGATGTATATTTTATCTTTATTATTTTTTGTCGCAGATTTTAAATCTTCGACTATCTTATTAATTTTTTTTGAAGAATAGTCTTCAAATGAATCGACTATCGGATCAATTATCTTTCCATTAGTTTTATTGTTCGCATGTGAATCGTTAACACCACGCCTTGCGGACTCTGTCAAATATTTATTTAACTTTTTCAAGAGTTCGGTAACTACAGGCTTTGTAGAGCCACGACTCGCCAATATATTACCTAGTCGATTGTAACTTGCGTGTATATCGCTAAAATTTTTCTCATAATCTTTAATATTATCTTCTAAAGATTCCTTCATTACGAATTCTTTCGCAATCGGATTATCTTGAATTGTGTTTTGATTTTGAGGATTTGCATCGTTCGAGAAATATTTATTCGGAGTCGATTGTTTCTTTTTCCCGTTAAAGCTACGTTCATCTAGACCGTCTTTACTTGTTTGCTGAGTCGGTTGTAATTGCATTGTTTCTTTGGACGTTTTAATAGATGCATCTGCTTGTGCATCGATTTGTTCTAATTGAGATTCCAATGTAACTTTAAATGCATACATATCCGTTTCAGATACTTCGTTATCGAAGCCAAGTTCACGACGAGCTTCATCAAGAGTAATAACGTTACCTTGATATTTTTGAATCGTATGGGACTCAACTTTAATTTTTGTATCGATCGATACTTCGTTAAAGTCGAAGAATACATAATCGTCTTTATTAGTTAATGGATTAAATCCGCCTTCTAATAATAATTCAGTAAATAAATATTTTTCGATAAAAGAAGAAATTACATTCTGGAACGCTTTTACTTCGTCATGCATTAATGCTTCCGTATTGTCGGCTGAGGATTGTCCACCACCTCGACCCATCGAAGATTTTGAAGCATTGAGACCGGTAAAAATACGTTGCTCCATATACGATAAGAAATTTAATAAATCGTTAGCTTTCATATCGGGAGTAACAGACGTAATTGTCGTTCTTTCGTTCGTTACGATAAAGCCGTCATTAGGCATATCTTGGAAAGCATTTCTTGCGTCGTCAATTTCTTTTTGAGTAGCATATTGACCTTCGGCTGTATTACCTACTTTTATATGCAAAATAGGAGTGGCGAAACGATATAATATCGTCATAACCAATCCTTCAGCTTTCCGCAGCATAGATGCATCCTCTAGAACGGTAAACATTCTAGAGGTGCCATACTCGGCATTATTCATTTTGTCGATGTACAAATGAATTACATCGTTCGGAGAATACTCTTCTCCATCGATTAGGTAATGATCAATTCTTCCATCGTCTCCTCGCTGTACTGTGACATTACAAGGATCTGCTAAGAATAAACCAGAGATCGAACCGCCTTTGTAAATTTGATCTGCTTTAACTCCAAATTTTTGCGTATCATTATCTCTAGTTTTAATTATATACGAATTTGAGAAAGTATACAAGTCTTTTGCAATAGAAGTTATCAAAACATAAAAAGGAATTTTAGAACGGAATTCTATAATACGCAATCTATCATTAATATAATCAGCTGCGGCTTCATTTTTAGATTTAATTTGATACCCGGCTTTTGTAATAAGCTGAGAGAATTTTCTAATTGCTACCGATAAATATGAATCGGTAAGAATTGCATTTTTAATTCTTTCTAAATCGTATGTACGAGAACCTGGATTAGATCCTCGTCGATTAAATTGACCGAAAGCTATCGCCTTGGCTTTAATAAGATTTTCCTTGACAGTACTAACTGCTCTGCCAAGGACAGAATCTTTTTTCTTTTTGGGCTGTTCAGCCTCATAAAAATCTGATATTTTCATTTACTTTCCTTGTAATGAAATGAACCCGGCGTAATTTGTCCAACCACCCATTTCGTGGAAGTCGCTACCATGAACGCCTTTATTTTGTGAAGATGAGTTACCATAATAACCGCCTTGTCCGTCGGCAATAACGACATGGTTATAACCTTCGGCATCATTATGATATACTATTATATCACCTTTTGCCGGTGTTCCGCTAGTCACGTGTTGTAATCCGGCAGCTCTAGCATTTTGCATCAATACGTCGACGTTAACGGTTCCTTTCGATAATTCATCGGCTAAGAATTTAGAGAAATAGGAACCGAACTTAGTCGCAAATTCTACACAGCCAACTGATCCATTCGCCATAGTAGAACCGACCAAACCAGATGCAACTGCTTTCGTAAAGTCTGTATCGATAACTCCAGTACCTCCGCTACCATTTATAATTCTATCAGATAATGAACCAGGTTTCAAGTTACCATAATTACCGGTACTCGATAATCCATTAGCACCGACTTTACCAGGATCAGGAGCTAAATTATTTAAATAAAAGACTGGATCTGGTTCCGGCGTTTTCTCAAATGGATTAATACCGTTATTAATTAAAACGCCTTTAGCAAATGCGCTATTAACAGTTAAATCGAATACGTCTTTCGTTAATTCTGTAGACGACATCAATAATTTATTATATTGATATACACTATTAACATACTTCTGGTCGTATATAGCACGATTCTCTCGCAAGAAATCATTTTCGTATTGACTTAACATTGTCGGGCAATACGATAAAAATTCATGATTATAATATTCTTGACGAGTTTGTGCCGCTGCTTCGATTGCTCGCATAAACTTAATTAATTCATCGGCTCCGTATAACTTAGCCATCATCTTAGCCTTTTCACGAATCATTAAATCATTACGAACAATACTGTCATGAGCTACTTTGCATTTCTTGCCCGATACAGTTTTAACGGCTAAACCATCGAATACTAATAATAATATCGTTAAATCTTCAGCTCCACATAATTGTACAGCATGAAACATTTTAGATAAATAATCTTGAAGATAATCTTTTAACTTATCGATCCAATGTTTCTTAATGCGAACCAAGTTACTCTTTGTCCATCGATATACAAGTTTATCGATCTTCTCAGATGGTTCCTGTTTAATATCGACAATTGGAACATCGGGAAACCCGAATGGGTCATCATGATTAGGTTCTGGTTTAGGAGCAACTGGTTTCGGTGTTTCGGGAACTTTAGGCTCGACCGGAATAAATTGTTTAGGATCTTCTGGCTCCGGAGGAAGAGGAGTTTCCGGATCTGGAGGATCGATACGAACAATCGTATCGGTCGTAATTGTTACAATCATCGTCTCGATAATTGGCCTAATCTGAATCGGAAAGTATGGTAACAAATTATATACCGTCTTTAAATCGGCTAATAATTCATCGACTTCACTTTTCTTAACTTCTTCTGATGGTGTCCAAGGAATAGGATCGTTGAACACTCTAGAAGGAGTTTTTTCAAAAGTAGCGTCACTTTCATAATGTCGCTTAGGTTGTATATCGGGACGATAGATAATTTTATTATTGTCTTCCATATTTTCCTAAAATAATGTACGACTAAATTTATTTCTTGTATGAGATAATCTTCTCGATGGACGATCGAATGATTCGCCTGGGCCTAACTTACGCCAAGCTTCATCGGAAGACTCATACGTTTTCTTTTTATCTTCCCAAGGATTATCTAAATCTCGTTTTTCGTATATCGGCAATACAGATCCTCTATTAATAGAGTATACTATATCATGAGACGCCTTTTTAACAAGTTTAGTTAATTCAGGGAAATGTTCTACGAATGCTAAATAAGCAAGTCCTAACGCATCGACAAAGTGTTCGTTATTACTATTATATACTGGAACACCAGCCGCCGTAATTTTTTCAACACGATAATCGATTAATTGTTTAAAAATTACGTTATCATAAGGACTCATAATTAAGTTACCACGCTCAATAAGAATAGATAACTGATTTACCATAAACGGTTTCAAGTGTTTCTTTTCGAGAACGCCGGTAACAGGATCTTGTATATCGATCTTTTCTGAGAACATCCAGCCCTTAACTTTTTTATCGAGTCCAGTTTCTGGATGTTGTTTACCGTAAATCTTTAGAGATTCCATCTGATATTCCACGTTGTTATCCTAGGAGCTTTTTATCTCCTAGTTCTTATAGTTTCCTATAAGGTCGGCATACTTTTTCGTGTTAAATAATGTGAATACACGGTGCGGGCTCTTGGCAAGATTATATCTTTTCACTTGCTATGCTCTGCCCCTGACTTATTTAAAATAAGCCTTCGGTTCGAGTTACCATATTAATTATTTAACTTAGGCTTCTCGCTTAATACCGCACTACATTTATATTATATAATTCACTTACAATATAAAGGGCAAATGTTTACCAGAACCGCGATCTATATAGATATAACTAGGATTATAGATAGCATTCATATCTATAATCTTTTTCACGGCTTTATCAAATGTAAATTCTGAAGATTCAATTTCGGTACGATTAATAATTCTAAATTTATTAAATGAAGGATCATACTCTAACACCAGAATTGATGTTGGAGCCTGTGCTTTATCCCAGTCCACGCCTATCGTTCTAAATGGATTGGGAGTATACGTTCTTCTTCCCGGAGGAAGAATATGAACTTTTTTTACGTTAGAATCATCTAAGTCCGGCCATACCGGCTTATAAAATTCTTTGTCGAAATAAGTATAATTATCTATGCGAGTGGCTGCTTCTAATTTATCTTTATCGAATACACCAGCTTCTTCGACACCAAACTCTGCTAATACTTCATGTGTATAAGCATTTTGATCATATGTGTTTCTGAATTCTTCTTCCATTGCATCAGACCACATAGGATTATGTTGTGTCGGATGATAGTGCTCAGTGACAGTTTTGTTGCGATTATGATCGCTACTCATAACCTTCTATATATTTCTATATAGCTCAGACTATATCATTATCCTTTTTAAATAAAGGATACCTTCCGCTTCGAGCCGCTTGGCCCTACTCCTCATCATAAGGATAGTCGTTGAACGTTTCTTATTAAAAAAAATAAGATTTCGCTGCTGATTACCCATAAGGGCGTTCCAGCAATTCAAAAGATTTACATTTATTAATTACTTAATAATGGGGCTATTTTAACCCGAGTTCCTTCTTGGTACATATATCGAAAAATTTCGATCTACGACCAGTCGGTGTAGATGAACATGTTAGTCCGATCGTATCACGTTCCATACAAAGGGCATATACAGTATCAAAATCACCTTCGCCCATATAATCCATTTCATCCATCGAAATCCAATCACTCCGCCATCCCCTTATTGACGCAGCACTCATACCAGATCCAGCACCTGTCGTAAAACCAACAATTTTGGATCCGTTTGAGAATTCGAATAAATATGGATTTGTCGTAGCTCTTACTACTTCTTTTTTAATAAGAGCAGAACTATCGATCTTTTGACGGATATTGTCGAAGATCATTCGAACTTGTGATTGATACGGTGTTACAAACATATGTATAAAGTTTTTACGAGTAAATACGTTATATAATGCTTCGACTACCATCGTTTCTGTTTTGCCGGTATTATGTGAAATAATATCGTTAGCAATAAAGTTACGATAACGTGGCACCGAAACGTCATATGTTTGTTGTTCACCGAGATATTCGATCGATACAACCGGATCCCAGAATATATCGCCATTAAGAATATCTTCGATCGATTCAAAACCTAAATGCTCGGCAAGTTCTTTTGCCTCAGCCTTATTAATAGTTTTGGATTCTAAATATTCTTCAAGTGTTAACCGTCCTGTTTTTAAATATTCAAAATTAGTTTTTCCTAATTCATGATATTTTAAATAAGATAAAAACATCTTATTAAGTTTATCGGTCATAGGTTGAAACTTATATGAATAATAAACAGAGAACATATTTTTATGGGAATGATTTTTAATCCGATTATATTTCTTCTTGTCGACAAAACCTAAAAAATAAGAATTTCGTTCTTTAACGATTTTTACGACGATACCGAATCTCATTAATAAGTGAGCTAACTGATATGCTAACTGACCTGATTCAGAACAATATAATCGATTAATCGGAACTTCATCTTCTTCTTTATAAGCATCTTTAATTAATTCAGAAACAAAGATCGACACCGATTCTTTATTTAAAGAAAATACTTCTTTCGGAATCGACTTTTCAGAAGACGTATCTTTATTTAACTTATGAGCCATTAGTCTTAATTCTGATTCTTCGATAGAATCACTACCGAAATAATTAAGATGCATCGGAATAGCGATATTATCGCCGACCGTTAAATCTTTTAATTCTAACCATCCTAATTCTGTTAAGAATGGATGGTTATCGGTAGCATCGAATGTGCGACCAGTATTAGTCGTTATACGATATACAGGTTGAATACCGTTATCGTATACTTTAGCATTCGGCGCTATTTCGATTTGATAATTATCGTCGAGAGCAAGAATATTAAATTCTTTATCCTCGTCGAATAATTGTTTTACAGTTTTAAATAATCCTGTTTCTGGATCTTGTATTTTAAGATTACCAGTTACACAACGACGGCCACATCGGAATACCTTACGAAGACTTCGATCACGAAGCATTTCGGCTTGATACCAACGTGGAGTCCAAGGGGCATATTTATCTAAATCAATATTATAGATTTGAATAAATGATTTTGCCCACATAACTGGATCTCGTTTAATTACGACTAGCTTTCCTTTTTCACTGAGCTTAGTAAAATCTAATCTTACTAAGTCTTCCAAAGGCATTGCCATTAATTCTTTTACAGAATAATCTTGTTCTTGTTTCATAATTTTTATTTATGGAATGCTTTACCTTCTTGACCCATCATAGTCGTTTGTAAACTATATTGGGATTGCTGAGCTAAGGCCATTCCTGCCTGTCTCATAGTTGCATATTGTTGTGAATTAACTGGATTAGTCCAAGAGAATGGACGATAACTTTGTTGCATTTGCTGACGACCTTGCTGAGCTAAATCGTTAGCAATGCCGACTAAAGCTGGTCCACCATAATAAGCAGCTTGAACTGCCATACCGGCTAATGGGCCTAACAATAAATCGGTACCCATACTAAAAGCAGCATCTTGTATTGCGTTAGCCTTAGTGCCACCTTCATCGAGCGTATCGTTATAAGTCCAGACTGCGTTGGCAGTCGCTAAGCCGGCATTAATTTTATTATCCCAAATTAAATTACCGGCAGTACCCATACTTTTAGTCGCATTACCGACATGTCCGACAGCAGATTTTACATTGCCAATTAATCCTTTTAAAATATTTAAACCTGCCATTATAATGTACCTGGTGCTTTAATATTGTTACGTCTTAATGCAAAATTAATATCGCCAGATGCACCCATATTATCGAATGCATTTTGTGGCGTTAATCCAGAACTAGCCGATACAACAGGATTAACGGTACCGACCGAAGCGATATTCGCTGTCGACGTCGGCTCCATTGCTGCTTCGATCGTATTATTTGTTGCACCTAATGCAGCAGCACCACCTAATATCGTAGCACCGTATCCTGTTAATTTGTATCGATCCGGAATAGAATAATTATCCGGATTAGTACTAACAAATTCTTTATTAACTTTAAAATAATCGTTTGCGCCATCTTTAATAGCTGGAACCGTATTTCGCATAGGACGATATTTAGAGCTATAAGCTTCGACTTCTTCTTTAGAGTATTGACTACCCATATCACCGAGAACTGTTTTTTGTTTCTCCAGATTAGAAACTTGTCTGTTAATAACTTTATTAGCTCCACTCGTTATAGTATCGTCAGTTTTTCTAGCGATATAACCGGCACCTTCGATAACTTTTTCGCCGGCAGTTTTTACGCCTTTAACTATACCTTTAAGCATAATTAAATACCTGGGATACCGATAATATTAAATTCGCCATTCTTATCACGGTATAAACCGCCACCAGTAGCGACACGATAAGCAACACTACCAGCAACGACACCTTGAACGCCGAGACGAGTCATATCGTATTTAGCATTATCTTTATAAAATGCAGATAATTCTTCTTTAGCAGCTTTAACGACTTCTTTATCTTCGCTACCCATACGTTGAGCAAATTCTGGCGACATAAACTTATTATCGAACATAGCTCTAGACTCTTTATTTAAATAAGAGTATTGTAGGGCCTGAGATGTATCGAGTCCGGCAGCCCTACCTTTGGCCATTTGACCTAATGTATAGTTCGGACTAATAATTCTTTCGACAGAACCAATTTCGTCTAGGTCGGCATTCATATTATTAACGAATGTTTTCATGCCTTGCTCAAATGCTGGTGCACCAGTTTTGCCGATTTCTTTAGCGACTGCATTTGATCCAAAAGCTAATTTACCTACTTCTGCTGTTTTACCAAATGCACTGCTAATAAGTTCTAACGCATTATTCACTTTCGCCATAAGCGTTTAACCTCGCATTTCTTTCTTCCTCGATTTGATCTTGTGACAAGAAGAAATCAGGATCATTAAGACTATTAATGAGGGCAGTGTCATGATTTGCGTCGTCGACATTGTTACGAATTTTATCTTTTCTAGTCGCAGCCAATAACTCAAATACTTTATCGCGTTTTTGTACGAGAGTCGTATATAACTCAATACCTTTAGAAATCATTGGTTGAGTTATTTCTTGACCAGTTTCGGTAATGTTGGTAACGACATCGATAACAGGATCATAATCTTTATTATTGATATATTGCATTGCCCTTGAAATCAGGAGGTCTAATGTAATTAATTCATGTACAAGAACATTATCGGTATAGGACGATTCATCGAGATTAAATTCTTTTTGATACTGCATAAATTTTTGAGCGATTAAAGTCGTTTCACAAATACATGGTTCACCGACTTTAACAAGACCTGCCTTATGCAAAGGATCGTTTTTATAAATACAATTTTCGCCTTTACATAAGATCGGCATCTTAGCATAGATCGCATGATCGGTTGCTAACATATGCATAGCTTTATCGAAGATGATTTTACCTTCTTCGCTATAGCCCCAAGAATTATAATCTTGAACGAACTTATCCATTTGCTCGATAAGCTCTTGCTTTCTATTAGAAAGTTCTTTTTTTGACATAAGGAATATCCCTCCTAATGCTCTATATTACCAGCATTACGAACTTTCTTGATTCTTTCCATAATATCGTCGACAGTAATTTCTAAATTTTCTTCTTCACGGTCGACAGATTTAATAGGTTTAGACTTGTCAGGCTCTGGTTCGCCTTGATTTTTCCAATCGATCCATGCTGCCATTTTATCGGCAAAATCTTTAGCCGTTACTACTTTATTATATAAATTATAATAGATGTGCATTAACGCTTCAATTTTTAATGGCTCCATAGAGTCTTTAATAAAGCCATAGATATTTTCTTCGACTTCATTATCGAAAGACAAATCAGCTAATGTCCATACTGGAGTACCGTCGTTTTCATAATAGAATTCAGAAATAACGACTTCGTGAGTTTTTTTATCTTCTTCAGAAGCAATTTGATTACTTTCGTTTAACGTAAGAATTTCATCTTCTTCAAAGATATTATTAGCACCGAATTGAGGAATGTTAAATAAACCGTATGGTTCATATGCATCTTTTACAGATTGTAAATACGGGCCGAATTCTTCTGTTTCGATAAACTCTTCGTCGAAGAATGGAGTATCGAGCTTAAATTTATGAAGTTCGTTCATAAAGAATAATACAAAGTTTAACTTATACATGTTAAGATCTTTGTAATCTGTGCATGCACGTTTGCATGCTTTAGTAAGATTGTTAATCATGTTTAACCTTTCTTGCGCAGCAAAAAAGACGACATAATAAATAAATACATCGTCTTAATTAAGCATTATTAAATTCCAGTACTGCCAATACCGCCGATGCGTTCACCGTCTGCATCATCGTCGTCCGTAATTAAAAATTTGTGGAACACGCCTTGGGCGACACATTCGCCTTTTTTAATATGAACGACATCATCATTATGAGATAACAAACCTAAAGAAATTTCACCTTCATTAGTTTCGTTATTATAGAAGTCGCTATCGATAACAGCGACACTATTAATCATACGTACACCACGTTTAAATGCTGCAGAAGAACGAATATGAAGATATAATACTTCATCGTCTTCCATAGCTGCTTTAACGCCGGTCGGTAGTACATATAATTTGTTAGGATACAATTCAATGTCTTCGATAGCAAAGAAATCATAACCTGCAGATTTCTTAGTTTTACGTTTAGGAAGTTTTACTTCCATATTTTTACATCGAGATACTACTTCAAATTTTCTCACTTTTACTTACCTGCAATTTTGTCTACTTCTTTAGAAATCTCGTTCATTAGCAAAGTTAATTCACTAACGGCAAATTCTTTTGAAATGCATCCATTATTATATAATAGTGCATATGCCTTAACATGATCATAAGATAAATCAGAACAGAATTGATCGACAATCTTTTTATTTGGCCAATCTGTATCTAAGATACTATACACAATCTTATCTTTAGGATCATCCAAAAAAATTAAGATTTCGTCAGGAGAATACGCTACGTATTTCTTCATTCGATTTCCTTTCGCTAATTAAAATATATATATTATAATTATATTTTCATTATACACGATATTTTGATTGTAAGCAAATAAAGGGGAGAAAGGGAGGGAACGGTGCCGCGAAAGCGGTGCCGGATCCTCCCAGGTGACTGAGCATTAGTGCTCTTCTTTGGATTCCAACAATCTTTTTGGAACGCATTCATCAGATGAAACAATCTTTTGTTTTCCATCTTTAACATATTGGATGTCGATAGCCGTATTATGGATATCGACAAGGCCTATGAAGACAGCCGGTTTTTTGCCATGCAAAATAATTTCACCAGGATGTACCTCATTCCAATTAACATTCATTATCTTCCTCGGAACTTATTGTACAAGAACACTAATACATATAATACTGTGACGACAATAAAAGTATAAAATACAGTTATTAATTGTCCGTCAAATATATTGTATTGTGCTTCAACTATTTGTGATAAACTAATAGCTAAAGATAATACGAATAAGTAATCTTTCATGGTTAACAAGTCGTTAAATAATTTTCGAGCTCTTCAATCGTTTTGAGCTCGACCTGTTCATTGATCCCATCAAATGCTAATACAACATCTTGATAAATATCGAAATACCAAGTTACGTTATTTTTCTTAGCGATGACGCGAGTACAATGATCTTTTTCAGAAATAATAGGAGATTCAAAACATTCAATAATTTTATTTAAAGCTAATTCCATTATTTAAATTCTCTTTCTTAAAAGAGTATGCATACCGTGGGCCCATATCTCTACGTATATTCCGACTCATTATACCGATATGCATACAGTCTTTTATATTACATAAATTCTTCGTATTCGTCAATAGTAATTTTATTATCTTTATATGTGACTTTCCATATATTCTGATTAGAAGATCCTCTGAATTTTAAAGATGGATCTTTTAATTCGTCGATAAATTTACCGTCGACTAAAGCATCGACTAATTTTAATAACTCGACTTTTTTAGGATCCATAATAATCTGATTGATCGTATATCCAGAGTAACACCAGATATTTTTATTCTTAAACCATTCTTGATCTTTCAAATATTTATTAATGAAAGATACAAGACCGTCGACATTTTCAAATGGTTCACCACCTAATATGGTTAAGCCCGATACTTGAGGATGTTTTAAATAATCGACAAGTCTATGCGCTGCCACCTCATCAAATAGTTCACCAGCTTCATGGCTCCAATATTCTTGATTAAAACAATTAAAGCAATGATGAGAACATCCTGTTACAAATAATGTAGCTCGGATACCTGGACCATTTGCAATATCATATTCACGAATTTGTCCATAATTCATTATTTTTCAACTACTTTCAATAAGCCATTTTCGCTTCGTACAGAGATATGCGGAACTTCATAAATTTTAGCTGTATGATGTTCAATAATGCAGCCACGATATTGATTCCAATCATCTAAAAATACTGCTAAATCGGCATTCGCTAGCATCTTAATAGAATCACCAAGGGCAACTAAAGGTTCTTTACTTTTATTTTTAGGAGAGTAACTTTCGATAATTTCAATGTTCGTAGAGTCAAGATATTTAGTTAAAAATTCTTGTACTTCACGAATACTACTTAAAATTTCTTCGTGTGTTTTACCGCGCATCGGTTGAGATAAAAATACTTTCATAGCTTTTTTTCCTATCGAATAATATGCTGTTCATTAATTAAAATCATATCTTCACTTATTAAGTTCTTGTCGATGTATTCTTGGCGTTTTTCTTCGGCTTTTTCTAAAGAGAAAAATACACCCAACACAGAATTATCATACTTATCAGAATAAGTAAATAGTATATAAACCGTATCAATCATATCTACCATTTTATAATAATCATTAATTGCAGTTTCTAAATCATCCATAATTTTAAGATAATCATCATCAGGAGCATAGCCAGAAACTTCTTTATCTAATCTTTCAAGTTCTAACAAAACAGACATCTTTAGATTATATAATCGATCTTTTTTATTTAACATAGTTATCACTCATTAAAGTCATTAATATAACAAGTTTTTACATAAATTTGATCTTCGGTATATCCATCTTCCAAGAAGTTCTGATATTCTTCATGAATATTTTCTTCGTTATACCAAAGAGATTCGATTTTATCGTCGACCATTAAAATAAATACTTTTTCAGGGTTGTTCATACAATACTCCACATTCCTTAACTTTTTTTAATATTTCTTTTGCGATCACATCGATATCACGAATAACTTTATGATCGGCACAATTAATCATAATCGTACTATATCGGTTAGCTATTTTCTGATATGCATGATCGACTTTCTTTAAATATTCGATATCGTTTTCATGAATATCGCCAGTATTACCACCAGTCTTGCCTTTCCGTTCTGCAAGTAAATTTAACCGGATTCTAATAGGGAGGCGTAACATAATAAGTAAATCCGGTTTAGGTAATTGCAATAAGCGATATTCAAAATTTTCAAGCCATTGCAGAAACTGATCTTGAGCAGTTGCTTTTTCATAGCGAACGACTTGATATAACTCATTAGATGTTGTATAACGATCGCAAATAAGAATTGCGTCGTCTTGATTTAATAATTCTTTATATTTAGTTTGAAATGCTGCATAGCGATCCATCGCAAAGAAAAGGGAGGCAATTTTAGGATTAACGGCACCATTTCCACCAAACGTTCCATCTAAATACGATTTAACGAATGTTGAATATTCAGATTCATAATCAGGAAAACTAATTAAATGAACATTATAGTTCTCTTTCTTTAAAGATTCATACAATTTATTAGCTTGAGTTGCTTTTCCGCAACCGTCGCCACCATCAATAACTATTAGTTTCATATAGTAATCCTTTTAATAGTAGAAAAGGCTCCATGTGGAGCCTTTATTTAAAATAAGAAATTAAAACTATCTTTTGTAAGATTAGTTTCGTTTAAATTATAGTCGGCTTCTTCTGGATCTTCTGTAATGAGACCACCGCACATAGCGATTAAATCTTCTAACATTAATCGACTATCAATAGTCGAATTAATCGCCGAAGAAATACCTTCTAATTTTTGATTATAGGTCGTAACGATTTGATCGCTTAATCGGCTACTGTAGAAAATAAATTCTTTCTTGCCGACTTTATCGGCGCGAATAAGACCGAGCATCACTTCGTTACTTTCTAAAGTAAAATCTTTAATATATAAAGAATCAGAATCGATACTTAAAATAGTATCTTCATCTAATACTTCTTTATCGATAAACCAATTAAAGAATACATTAGTCGTAATATTTTTAAAGCCAGTAAAATTATCGACAGTTATAACGACAGTATCGTCAGCAAATTCATCTTTAAAATAAACAGCTTCTGCACCACCGTTAGGCTCTGGAGCATTCGTAACATCTCCAGTATAAGCAGCAGCATTATTTTTTAAGTCGCAATTCCAACCAATATGTAATCTTTTAGATTCGGCATGTAAATCTAAATCAGTACGATATCCATTTTGATTAAACCAATGAATACCGAAAGAGAATTTATTTGTCACATTAACCTTAGAACACATCGGAATATTACCGATGAAATTCTTTTCAGATGTCGGTACTGCATATTGAATATATTTAGATAATAAGAATTTCTTACCTTCGACTTTATCTTTAAGATCTTCTCTAATACTATTAGCGATAAGAATTAAACGACGCGCGGCAACCGATGTATAGCATCTTTCACCCGACTTTTTAACGAATACTTTACCATTTCGAATATTGTATAATTTATATTCTGAAGGCGTTAATTCGCTAAGCAAATAATTATATAAAGAAATTTTCTTAAATAGAGTAACATTCTTTAATTCTTTTACGATATCTTTATCTAAAACAAACGGACTTGCAATATTGTCGAGAGGCAATTGTTTACAAGTAACATTTAATGTTCTTGCTAACTTAGATGCTTTATTGATAATTTTAGCATTAGCTTTACTATCTTTTTTTAGCATAATCCAAAAATCGCGATAACGATTAAACGTTCTAGCAATTGTTTCGACGCCGTAATTTTCAGCAAAAGAAGCTAAAAGCTCAGAACTATTATAACGATAACTGTTAACATTAAAATCTTGTTTATTATATTTACTACTGATTAAAAGAGTACTACCAGTTTTTTTATAATAAATATAACGAATTAAATCGATAGCATTAGATGGAGTGTAATAACCGGCGTCAATTAAATACGCTTTAATTTCTTTATTCTTAAAATCGTCGATAGAAAATCTATTAGTATAAGATGGGATAATTTCCATCAATAATTCAATAGTTTCTTGTTTTAATGCAATACCAGATACAAGACCTTTAATTTTCTCGACAAGTTCATCGACCGTAATCGGATAAATAATCGTGAATTTAATAGGATCTTGATCGTTATCTAAACCTAAATATTCGTTAGGTAAATATGTCGATTCTTTATCGACAGGAATAGCACCGAAACAACTTCCGTCTTCTTGATGAGTAAATACAGATAAATAATGTAAAGCTTGATGTAATCTTAATTCGTCTAAGTCCATAAGATCGACAGCTTTAACAGATCGATGTAATGTCGATTTATTAATTTGATCGATATATTGATTACCGTATTGACTTACTAATGTATTGCTATCGTTAGCAGTTAAATAATCGGCGGCTTCGTCGACAACGTAAACGCCACTTTTAAATAATTTACCTCTTTTAACAGGATTAATTCCGTCTTCGATTAAGATTCGTTTAAACAACTTAATGATTGCATCACGTTTTTTTTGGTTTATCATATTTTCCTCCATAATAAAATAATGGCCGTAACAAATAAAGACATATAAGACTTCATTTGTTACGACCATTATCTTAATGAAAATTGCCGGCGAGAAGTAAATCTTCCAATAGCTTTTTATAATTAAAAAGGAACTTCTTTATGCCGGCTTTCAAAATAATAATTAGGCGAAGAGTAATTGTTTTCTTCATTATTCGTAAGTTTAAAAGGAACTCTTTTATGCCTAAACTTATTATATTATATTTAATAGTTAATTGCAACTATTAATTTTAAATATGGAGTACTCTAGATTGAATTTCTTTAGTACGACCTTCGTTCCAGAAATTGTCTCCTAAATCCTTTATACCGTCGGTTTCCCGATATTTTTTAACGGAGTAGACTA